CGCTGTATTGAAAAAGCCCTGACGCTGAAAGTTCTTGTCAAACTCTTCCTTATATTCCACGCGTATGTCACTAAGTATACGGCGCACTACTTCTTCCATGTTACTCATCGGCAAATTCCAAAAAACGTTCCGTCTCCTTTGGTATCTCTATCTTTTTCATCGCCGGAGCCGTCAACAAGTGATAAAAGGTTCGCTCTGATATTCCATAACGAGGATATATATACCTTCGCCAGATTTCTCGATTACTCAAACCGCTCTTCACATGATCGTCATATATACGATTCACATCCAATACACGCTTCGCGTAGGATACACCATGTCGCTTATCACTCATAAATGTTATGTTATTACAATCTTCTTACCTTTTGCAAAGTTACAAAAAAAAAGTGCGCTATCAAACAATAACGCACTTTTTCTCTATTCACTATTCACTATTAGTTATTCACTATAGTTTTCTCTTCCTTCGGGTCTACAAAGAACGTCTCATCCTGTACAACTGTTATTCCGCAATGGGCCATCTTGCCCTGCATATCCTCATCATCACGGTCGGCAAGCATCTTATCCTTAGTAATCTCCTCCGTCGTCCGGATATAGCCAGGAAGGAACTCTCTGACCAACTGCAGCGCACTCGCCCATGTGAAACCCTTCAGAGTCTTCAGCTTCGGAGTGCCCGTCCTGAAACCTATAGTTCCGTGAGCCATGTCTATGCTCTTCTTCTTCGCAAACAACTCGCTCTTATTCTCAGTTGCATAACTCTGCAGTGTGTCGAAAGCAAGGGTCTTCTCTGCGTCAAGTTCGCTCAGGCGGCTCTGATACTTCTCACGTATCTTTGCACACTGAAGCTCTATCTCTGCCGTAATCTTTGCACTCTGAGCATCTGCCTTCGCGTATTTCGCAAATGCCTCGTCAGCTGCATCACGGGTAACACCGCTGATAATCGTCTTCTTTTCTCTCTTTGCCATAATCTAATAAATTTAATGTTTTATAATCAATTTAATTCACAATCTCTATCATTTTCCATCACCACTACAACACTACCTGAATGTTGCTTCTCCTCTCTTTGCTTCAGACCGCCTTTACGGATAATCGCACGAAGCTTCACCGACAATGCCTCTAACTCCTCACCGTCAAGGCGCGCAAACTCCTTACCGCATATCCTTGCGTCTTTGCAGAAGGCATTGATACGTGTCCAGTCGCTCGTGTCTATTCCGGACTTCTGCATCAACTTCAGGGCGCGACTGCGATAACGCCTGCGCGCAGCAAGCAGTGCCTCCCTGCCGCCGTAACGTTGCTCAAGGCTGCAGCACATATTATCGTACTCCCTGCGGGTCAGCTCGCGAAGGCTCTCCGTCCTGCCACCGCTATACTGGCTCACAAGACTCTCCTTCAGTTCCTCCCTGTCACCACTATACGGCATCTTGTTGAATGTCGCATAGAACCTACCAAAATTATGCACTTCCTGTTCCATAGCTCATTTGCGAATTAATAATTCCTATTCGTTTTCCATATACTTTTTATAAGCATCTCTGGTCCTGCTCAACTGTTCTGAAAGCAGATAATTCATATCTTCCTGTTTGATCAGAGGCACACCCTTATAGCTGAGATATATCTCACCGTCAAATTCTCGGGCCTGGATAACCACTTTGCTCTCGTCATCCAACGCCTTGGCTCTGGCATTGGACTTACGCTCCTTGATAGCCATAACCACCTGCTTCCACCACAACTTAATCTTTGCCATATTTTTCTCCTTTCAACTTAAAAACTTAAAAACTTAAAAACTTAAAAACTTAAAGTTGTAAAAACTTAAAAACTCAAAAACTCAAAAACTAAATAACTCAATTGCTACTTAAAGAATGTCAGGTATTTCTTAACATACATGCACCTTTCCTTCTTACAGAAATGCTCAACGGCAGCACGCGTCTTGAAACTTATCTTCTTACCGTTCTCATCATCCATATATGCAAAGCCAGTACCTTCTGCTACGATTGGCATATACACACATCTTGTCATAAACTTTTCCATTTCTCCTCCTTCTTTTTATTCAATTATTCAAACATAACCTTAATACCGCACGAACTGGCAACATCAAGCTCCAACTTGGCGCCTTTGCTCAGTTCCCAGCCCTTCAGCATATATATCCTGCTGCACTGCAGAAGCATGCCTATATCCACACGCATGTGCTTCATCCAGTTCGCACTGTCCGGCAAGCCATTGGCAAATGGATTAACCGGTACATACCCCATACTGTCCAGGACTGATGCAGCAAAACCGAAAGCACGCTTACGCTCTTCAATGTCATGATGTGCTATAGCACCGCTGATATACACATACTCACGCATCATACGCACCTCCTAAGTATTCTTCCTTAAGATAATCACTCGACTTGTCCATTAGCCTGCTGCCAACCTCAGTCAATATCGCACTCTTCTCGTTGTTATCACAGCGCGACAGCATTCCTATTACCGTCTTCACGCATGCTTCAATCGTCTCTTCCATATCTATTCTATTGTTAATTGTACTATGAAACCATATTCTTTACATAACCTCACAATCTGTATCACATTCCACGGATTGCCTCCGTATGGATACTCTATTATCCTGCGACGGGTATCACATATCACGCCTTTTCTCCGTAAACGGTATAGCAGGTTTGATCGTCTATTGTTTCTATACATCGTTCCATGTTAAGAGTGCCTTTTCACTCCATATTGTGTAGTAACTTTCCTCACTTCCTATATATCTACCCTGGCAAAACGCTCTGAAGCCTACTGTACGTATCTTCACGCCTGACATATATTTCAGCCTCACTGCTGCCTTACCCAATGGACGGCCCTTGTCTTCCTGACTAACGAAGATGAAGCTCTTTCGCGGGAAAGCATCCACAAGTTCTTTCGTCTCCATATAGTCCCAACCGGTATACTGAAAAGAATCCACAATGATGAAACTCGGACTCTTCGGCTTCCTTAGACGGTCTCTTAACTCATCTATGCCGCTGTCAAGTATCACACGGAATCTGCCTTGTACGTCTTTCATGTCAAACAGCTCCATACGGTTCTGAAACGACTTGCCTACGCCTTCCTCTAACGACAGATATAGAACTGTTCCAAACTCACACAGCATCTTCGCCAACTGCATCACGAATGAACTCTTGCCGCTCGCACTCTGACCGGTTACAAACCAGGTCTCATTAATGCCAGGATGACCGAACGCTAATTCCCATCTGCCACTCAACGGCAGCTCCTTTATCCTTATTCCGGCTATCTCTCGCGGACTGTATGCGCGCTTCTGATGCTTCGTTGACTGCAACTCCAACGCACCCTCAAGCTCCTTAATCTTATTGCGCAACTCGCAGTTCGTCGCCGTCAGCTCCGCTATTACCTGTGCTCCGTCTTTCATCATCTCTTTGTCTGCTCGTCTTATTGTCAACTCGTCTATTTGCATTTCTTCAACTTCTCAATCTCTGTATATACTCGCCTCAGACCGCCACACGTCTTACGTACTATCATGCCTATGTCCGCGCCTTCCGGTGCATTCACCTTCGCAACTATACGTGCCTGCTCGTTCAGAAAACGCTCGCGTTCCTTACCGTCATCTGGCGTAACCTTTGAGAACCTATCGCCATAACGGCTCAGCATCTCCGTATAACCAACTTTCTTGCACTCTATACTCCTGTTTATCTTCTCTTTCAGACCGTCTGCGCCCATCATATACCACGCACAGCAACGCTCCGTCGCGTTCCATAATGCCTTGAGCTCCAAAAATGCCTCATACTGCAGATCGCCCGCCTCATCAAGGATGATAAGTGGAGTGTCTATGCTGCGCAGATAATACACAAGATCATCATACACTTCGCTGTAACGACCGTTACTGCCTACACCGAACTCCTTCGCTATCTTCCTCACAAGCTTCAGCTTCGTCTTAACCTGACTGCAGTCCACATATATGGCGTTCTTATGACTCTGAACATATATACGCGCCGTGAACGTCTTGCCGATGTTCGGAATGTCACACAATATACCACTAAGACTCGACTCCTGGCAGAATCGAAGTTGAGCGCTTATATAATCATACACCGGAGTCTTCGCTGCCTTCCACGGCATCTCTCCACGAAGGTTCACATTCAACTTACGCGCTATGCTCACCCAGTTCGCATCACTCAACTGGCGGTCAGCAGCACCGTTCTTCAATGCACTGTACACACTCGTTGCTATTCCTAATGAGGCTGCGTGCTTTGCATCACTCGGATAGTTCGCACGGGCCTTGCTGATTGCATCCAATATGGATTGCTTGTTTTCGATTGTAATCATTGTATCTTTGTTTTAATTGTTTTCTAATCCTGTTCTAACACTGCGTTATTCACTATTCACTATTAGTTATTCAGTCGCGAAGCGTTATTCACTTTTCACTATTAGTTATTCACTATTCACTATTAGTTATTCACTTTTCAGAACTCCTCTAATGCACTCGCAGCATAGTCCTCGCTACCTACTACGTCATCAGACTGTTCCTCATCCACAACTGGCATAGACACCTCCTCGGCAGCCACTGCCGCATAACTGGGCTTCTTCATCACACCCACAGCATCTATTTCATGGTCCTTTATATACTTGCGGAAAGAACTTATCTTCTTCTGCTGATTAACGAATATCTCCTTGTCCTCATCCGTCTGCTCACAGTCAGCGGTGTTGAATGTCCCAACTCTCTGCAGCTCATCTATCAGCATATCGCCCTGGTATATATACACATTCGTTATATTGCCATCTGAATCCGTCAGATAATATGCGTCCACTTTCCAGTTGTTCGGCTCAAGCTTCTCTATCACATCCGTGCGGCTCAGCCACCAGTCTTCATAGCTCACACGGCAATAGGAATTCCTGCGGATGCTCGTCTCTACTTTTTCACCGATAAAACGGGCAAGTACCGACTTGTCTATTGCCTCTAATGTGGGATTCATGTTCGCTTCAAGTACTTCCCAGCGCGTCATGCCTTTATATTTCTTTTGATTAGGATGAAGCGAGTTGTTAAACTCGTTAATATCACGCATGTCGTCGGCTATCAGCTCATCCCAGTCATAATATTCCTTGTCTTCGTATGTGTCGTTGCTCTCGTCGCTTATCTTCTTCGATTCCGTCCTATAATGACGGCCCTTAGCGTAAAACCTGCCAATTCCTAAGTGGTTCTTGTGCTCAATGCTCCGTTTCTTCGCGCCGTTCATTGGCTCTGCATATTTCTCCTGGCTGTTCT